TCATGGCGTGTCGTGACGAAATCGAGCGACCCGACGTTGCGATCTTCGTTGACCTCGGTTGGGAGCTTCCAGCAACCTACGAATGGCTGAATGGTGTGTTGATGCCGGAGGCCGACCGGGCCGGGCTCGAGCTGCGGGTCGTGAAGCCGGCCGACATCCGATCTGATTTGATTCAGGAAGATGGCAAGCGGATTATGGCGCCGTTGTTCGTGCGCCGGCCGGATGGCAAGCGAGGTCAGTTGCAGCATCAGTGTTCTCGGCAGTTGAAAATGAAGCCTGTGATGCGTGAAGCCCGTCGGATGATGGGTGCCGGTGAGCGAGGCGTTTTGCGGGCTGATCTGTTTCTTGAGGTGTGGCTCGGAATTTCGACCGATGAGACTGGCCGCATTCGGGGCGATGCGCCGACCCGGACCGCTTGGCGGTATCCGTTGTGTGAGGTCGGGATGTCCAGGTCGGATTGTGACGCCTGGTTGGTGGATCGTGGGTTTGGTCAGCCGCCGAGGTCTAGTTGTGTTGGTTGTCCGTTTCGGTCAATGGCTTCGTGGCGGGAGATGAAGACTCGGATGCCTGAGGTTTTTGCTGATGCTGTTGAGGTGGATCGGCAGGTTCGGGATAAGTGGCGCAATCGGGGTGAAGTGTTTTTGCATTCTTCGTTGCAGCCGTTGGATCAGGCGATTACTGAGGAGCCGCCGTCGCTTTTTTCGGATTTTGAGTTTGAGTGCACCGGGATGTGTGGTGTTTGATGGCCGCTAAAAAGAAGCCTGCGCCGGCGAAGCCGGTTTATGGCCGGAACCGCACTGCCGTTGAGGAGATGCTCGAGGCCATGCGTTCGGCCGGCCTGCTGGAGAACATTGACGCTGCGAGGGTGACGATGTTGCAGACGTTGGCTGATGCTGTTGATATGGAGCCGACGAACGCTTCTTTGTGGCGTGAGTATCGTGCTGCTGAATCTTCGATCAGAGAGAACACCGCCCATGACCAAGACGATTTCCAAGAACTCCTTGCTTCATTGTCTGCCGAGGTTCGCAACTCCTCGTCGTCCTGAGCGGGCGACTCGGGGTCGTGAGGTGGCGGCGATTGCGAAGCAGTTGGGTCAGCCGTTGATGCCGTGGCAGCAGTTGGTGGCTGATGTGGCGTCGGAGGTTGATTCTGAGTCTGGTTTGCCTGCTTATCGTGAGGTTGTGGTGACGGTTCCTCGCCAGTCGGGGAAGACGACGATGGTGTTGGCGTATGAGTTGCATCGTGCGTTGATGTGGGGTCGACCGCAGAGGATTGCGTATACGGCGCAGACGGGGTTTGATGCTCGTCGGAAGTTGATTGATGATCAGGCGCCGATTTTGTTGGGGTCGCCTTTGTCGGCTGCGGTTGAGAAGGTGCAGAAGGCGCAGGGGAATGAGGCGATTGTTTTTCGGAATGGGTCGAGGATTGATGTGTTGGCTTCGTCGGAGTCGGCGGGTCACGGTCGGACCTTGGATTTGCCGATTCTTGATGAGGTTTTCGCCGATGCGGATGACCGCCGTGAGCAGGCTCTTTTGCCGGCGATGTCCACTCGGCCGGATGCCCAATTGTTCGTTGTGTCAACGATGGGGACGGAGGGGTCAACATATCTAAACCGAAAGGTGGAGACCGGGAGGAGCGCCGTCGTCGAGGGGTTGGCAAGTGGGATCGCTTATTTCGAGTGGAGCGCCGAGGCCGACGCCGATATCGATGATCCTGAGACTTGGCGTTCTTGTATGCCGGCGTTGGGGCATACGATCACGTTGGGGACGGTGGAGCACGCTCGTCGGACGATGTCGGAGGGTGATTTTCGGCGTTCGATGTTGAATCAGAAAACGATTTCTGATGAGCGTGTGATTCCTGTTCAGGTATGGGGTGAGGTGTGTGGGGAGGATGTGGCGCCTGAGGGTCGTTTGGTGTTTGCGTTGGATGTGAATCCTGAGCGGTCGGCGGCGGCGGTGGCGGTGGCTGATGCGGAGGGTCGTGGGGAGTTGGTGGAGTTTCGGTCTGGTGTCGGCTGGGTTGTTGATCGGGTGGTGGAGTTGTCGTCGAAGTGGGGGGCTTCGGTGCGGTTGGATGCGTATTCTCCGGCGGGGTCGCTTGCGGATGAGCTCGTTAGTCGGGGTGTGCGGGTGGAGCGGTATGCGACTCGTGAGGTGTCGTATGCGTGCGGGTCGTTTTTTGATCGGTTGATGGATCAGAAGGTTCGGGTTCGACGTCATGTGGCGTTGGATGAGGCGGCGGCGGGTGCTCGACGCAGGTCGACGGGTGATTCGTGGGTGTGGGCTCGTAAGGATGCGGAGTGTGATGTTTCTCCGTTGATTGCTTTGACGTTGGCGTTGGATGTGAGGTCGACGGTTGAGCCTGAGTTGTGGGTGGATTTCGGATGAGGTTGGGCCCGGATTCTGCTCGGTATCTTCTTGCTGGTCGTGGTGTGCGGGTGGCGAAGCCGTTTCATTTGCGGGTGTTGTTGCCATGGTTGTGTGAGGCTGAGGTTGGACGCTGGCGGTTTGTGTGGTTGGCGTCGTGGCCGTTGCTGATCGGCTTGACCGCGTGGTTCGGCTGGTTGTCGGGTCTCGAGGTGGGACCAGCGGTTGCGGCGGGTGTGTTGGTGGCGGCGTTGCCGGGTGTGTGGGGGCCGCCGGTGGTTCGGCCGGTTGGTGTTGATCTTCCTGGCATGGTGATCGCCCTCGGCGCCATGGTGGCGTTTGAGTGTGGCTGGTGGCCGTTGGGTGTTGTGTTGATTGTGTTTGCGGCGTTGACGAAGGAGTCGATGCCGGTGTGGGCGGCACTCTGGTCGTGGTCGTTGTGGCCGCTCGTGGGGCTGGTGGCGCCGTTGGTTCTCGGCCTGGTGCGCAAGCCGGTCATTGATGAGGTCACGGCGAATGCGAATTTGCGTGAGGTGCACGATCACCCGATCCGAACGGCTTTGACAGCTCATCGTGGTCAGTGGCGTGATGCGTGGATCATGGTGGCGCCGTGGGGTGTCTGTCTGGTCGGGTTGCTCGAGCCGTCCTGGCCGGTCATCGTCGCTGTCGTGGTGGCTTATTGTCAGCTACTTGTGGCGACGGATACGGTGCGTTTGTTGCATACGGCGGCGGGTGTGCCGTTGGCGTTGGCGGCGGTGGCGGTGATTCCGTCGTCGTGGTTGGTGTTGGCGGTTGTTGTTCATGTTGTGTGGTGGCGTAAACCACAGTTGATTTAGGAGGCTGTTGTGAAGGATTTGGCAAGTTGGTTGCAGGCTGTTGGTGTGGCGGTGGCTGCGTTGAGTGTTGGTTTGATTTATGTGCCGGCGGGCGGGATTGTTGCTGCGGCCGGTTTGGTTTTGTTTGGTTTGGCGTTGGAGAAGGATTGAGATGACGATTGCTGGCACCTACAACATCATTTGCGATCAGGGTGCCACGTTCGGCCGCACGATCACCTGGAAAGACGCCAACGGTGACCCTGTCGATCTGACGAGCTATACGGCCCGAATGCAGGTCCGTTCCATCGTCACTTCGGACACTGTCGCTGTTGAGCTCACAACCGAAGATGGCAGGATCACTCTTGGTGGTGCGTTGGGGACGATCACGTTGACGATTCCGGCGACAGTCACCGACGACATTGAGGCTGGCACTTACGCTTATGATTTGGAGTTGGTGACGGGGTCGACGGTGACACGCTTGTTAATGGGGTCGTTTATTGTTCGTGGTGAGGTGACTCGATGAGTTTTCAGGTGAACGATCAGCCGCCGAAGGTGACGGTCACCGAAGAAAACGTCTCCGCTTCAATCTCATTGTCGGGTCAGGGCCCGCAGGGACCGCAGGGTGCTCAGGGTGCCCAGGGTGCCGATTCGACTGTTCCTGGTCCCCAGGGCCCGCAGGGATCGACCGGCCCGCAGGGTGCTGAGGGTGTCACTGGCGCTCAAGGCCCGCAAGGTGACACTGGTGCACAGGGCGCTACCGGGCCGCAAGGTGCACAAGGTGAAACTGGCGCTCAGGGTGCTCAAGGAGATACTGGTGCGCAGGGCCCGCAAGGAACTCAAGGATCGACCGGCCCGCAAGGCGCACAGGGTGACACTGGCGCTCAGGGCGCTCAAGGTGCGACTGGCGCTCAGGGCGACACTGGCGCTCAGGGCCCGCAAGGCGATACGGGGCCACAAGGCTCGAGCGGCCCACAAGGTGCTCAAGGAGACACCGGCGCCCAAGGCCCACAAGGCGATGCCGGCGCACAAGGAGCCCAGGGCGACACTGGTGCCCAAGGAGCTCAGGGTGCGACCGGCGCCCAAGGCGACACAGGCGCTCAAGGCCCGCAAGGTGATGCCGGCGCCCAAGGCCCACAAGGTGACGCCGGGGCCCAAGGCGCTCAGGGCGACACTGGTGCCCAAGGAGCTCAGGGTGATACCGGTGCACAGGGCGCACAAGGAGACACGGGTGCGCAAGGAGCACAAGGTGATAGTGGCGCTCAAGGAGCCCAAGGCGCCCAAGGTGTCCAGGGTGCCACAGGGGCACAAGGCCCACAAGGTGACGCCGGCGCTCAGGGCCCTCAAGGTGATACAGGTGCTCAAGGAGCCCAAGGCGCCCAAGGTGTGCAGGGCGCTCAAGGTGCAATCGGCGCACAAGGTGACACCGGCGCCCAAGGCCCGCAAGGAGACGCTGGTGCTCAAGGCGCACAGGGAGATACTGGCGCTCAAGGCCCGCAAGGTGATACAGGAGTGCAAGGCGCTCAGGGAGACACTGGCGCTCAGGGCGCACAGGGTGACACTGGCGCCCAAGGAGCACAGGGCGATACTGGCGCTCAAGGCGCTACCGGGGCACAAGGCCCACAGGGCGACACTGGCGCTCAGGGTGCTCAAGGTGCAACCGGCGCACAAGGCGACACTGGCGCGCAAGGCCCGCAAGGCGACACTGGCGCTCAAGGCGCTACTGGCGCACAGGGACCACAGGGTGACACTGGAGCTCAAGGTGCTCAAGGTGCTCAGGGTGATGCTGGAGCACAAGGCCCGCAAGGTGATACAGGAGTGCAAGGCGCTCAGGGTGCGACCGGCGCCCAAGGTGATACTGGCGCGCAAGGCCCGCAAGGCGAAACGGGTGCACAGGGTCCACAGGGACCGCAAGGTGCTGACGGCCTTGATGCCAGCGCTTTCAATCCATTCCTACTCATGGGAGCATAAGTAATGGCAACCGTTTACAAGGTGCTCGGCCAGGTCGAGCCGTCAGCCACAACCGACACCACGCTTTATACCGTGCCCTCAGCGACCGAGGCTGTCTGCTCGACGTTGTCGGTGTGCAACAAGAACGCTGCCGCCGGCACATTTCGTGTGCGGATCAAGGTTGCCGGAGCCGCCGACGATGATAAGCAGTTTGTGGTTTATGATGCCCCTATCGCTTCGAAGGATACTTTGCTATTGACGTTCGGTGCGACGTTGGCGGCGACTGATGTCGTAGTGGTTTATGCGTCAAACGCTGATATGACGTTCCAGTTGTTTGGTTCGGAGATTTCCTGACATGGCAATTGTTTCAGTTATCAAAACAACTCTGAATAGCGATGGAGGGTCACGAAGTTTAAAGTCATTGGAATTTGTTGCTAAAGCTACAGGGGGTGACAGCATTGACTTTATCAACGGATATTGGGTTCATGTCTTTGAAAATTCAGGTACTTTCACACCACTCGAGACATTGAGCTGCGAATACATCGTGATTGCTGGGGGTGGTGGTGGCGGCAATGGCACTGGAGGCGGTGGTGGCGCAGGAGGATATCGATCCTCAATTGTGGGCGAAAGTTCTGGAGGTGGCGCAAGTGCCGAAAGCACAGTTGTTGTTTCAACAGCGCAAACAGTGACGATTGGGGGTGGTGGATCAGGTTCTACAACTCCCTCTGTTCGTGGTTCAGTTGGCACAAATACAAGTTTTGGGAGCATTACATCAACTGGTGGTGGAGGAGGAGGTTCAGCTAATACTCAAACCAGTGGTGGCACTGGAGGGTCTGGCGGTGGTGCTGGCCGTAACGGTGGTTCTGGCGGTTCAGGAACTACAAATCAAGGTTATGATGGAGGCGGTACTGCTGGCACTGACTTCGCTTGTGGTGGTGGCGGTGGATCGGGAAGTATCGGCGGTACTGGTGTCAACGCTGTAAGTGGTGGTAGTGGAGGCAGTGGCATCACATCGAGTGTCACTGGTTCTAGTATCGCCCGAGCTGGTGGCGGTGGAGGAAGTGCAGGAATTTCTACGACAACCGCAGGTGATGGAACAGCCGGTGGTGGTGATGGCGGTGTACGTTCCGGTCGATCCGCTACTAGTGGCACAATAAACACCGGAGGTGGCGGTGGAGGAGCGGCAGAACCGACATCGGCAGCTGGAGGAGCAGGCGGTAAAGGTCTTGTAATAGTGAGGTATTTAGGATAATGGCCTACTTTGCACAAATAGATGAAAACAATATTGTGATTCAAGTTCTTGCAATTTCAGATGAACAGCAAAGTCGTGGTGAGGAATTTCTTGCTATTGATCTCCAACTTGGTGGAACTTGGCTAAAAACCTCATACAACACTCGTGGTGGCGTGCATCTGCTCGGCGGCATTCCGTTGCGGAAGAACTACGCCGGATTGGGTTACACTTACGACGAGGCTCGTGATGCCTTCATCCCACCGAAGCCTTACCCGAGCTGGATTCTGAACGAAGACACCTGCCTCTGGGACCCACCCGTCCCGCACCCGACTGACGGCGACTTCTACTCTTGGGATGAGGAAAGCCAATCTTGGCTTGTGACTGAATAGCCTGATGCAACCGCCCAAGTTTTCGATCATCACGCCCACCTACAAAACGCCGGCGCATTTGTTGGCTAGAACGTGGGCAAGCCTCAAGGCCCAAACGGTGACTAATTGGGAGTGGGTGGTCTGGGACGACACACCAAACTCCGATCAGGTTTGGCAGCAGCTCTACGGAATGGCATCCGATGAGCGATATGAACTTCGTGCGATCAGAGGCCACACCCACTCCGGCCGGATCGGCGAAGTGAAACGCAACGCCAGCATGATCGCCACCGGCAACATCATCGTCGAACTAGACCACGACGACGAACTAACCGCCGACTGTCTCGCCGAACTCGAGGAAGCGTTCATCGATCCCGAAGTCGGGTTCGCCTACTCCGACTGGTGCGAGATTCTCCCCGACGGCACTTCCGGCCGCTACCCGAAAGGATGGGGATTCGGATACGGTTCCGAATATTGGTCCGATCAGTACGGTTGTTGGGTGATGGCAGCACCCGCCATCAACCAGACAACCATGAGCCACATCGTTTCCGCACCGAACCATGTGCGAGCGTGGCGGGCTGACATCTACCGGCAACTCAACGGCCACAACCCCGATCTGCCCGTCGCCGACGACTACGAACTGTGTGTGCGCACTTTCCTCACTACACGGATGGCGCAGATACCTAAAATGCTGTATCGGCAACATATTGGGCCGATGACAGCACAAAGAACCCGAAATCGACAGATACAAACCTTGGTTGCCGACATTTCGGCCCAATATCAACCCCAAATTCATGCTCGATGCATTGAATTAGGGTTAGAAACCTGAGAAAACGACCGATGATTACCTTTTTCAAGGCAGGTGACCACTAAATGCTCACAAAATTGGCTCGCCGACGCCTCGAAGCCCGAGAATCACAATACTCCTGGCCCGATTATCTGCGACTTTGGGAAAAATTTGGTTTCAACGGCATGACCTACGTCGTACCGAGCGGAAACCTCAGCGAACTAACCGCTTTACAGGGTGCAAATAACCCGATTGTTGCCGCCTGCATCAACACCCGGCTCCTCGTCTTCTCCGAAGTCCGATTCACCTACCAACGATGGTCAGCCGGCCGACCCGGCGAATACTACGGCACCCCAACACTCAGCCTCCTCGAACGACCCTGGCCTGGCGCCACCACCGGCGACCTCCTCGCCCGCATGGAAGTCGACGCCAGCCTCTACGGCAACTCCTATTGGGTCGTCCAAAACAACGAGCTGGTCCGATTGGACCCAACCCGAGTGATCATCGCCTCCGCAGACGTAGTCGACAGCCAGACCAATATGCCGTATGGTCGGCGGCTCGTCGGATACAGCCTCGTCAACGACCGTCACGAAGAGCTCGCATTCTTCACCCCCGACGAGGTCTGCCACTATAAGCCGCTCGCTGATCCTCGGCATCCGTTCCGTGGCGCCACCTGGCTCACCTCGGTTCTGTCTGACGCCATCGCCGATGACGAGATGACCACCTACAAGCACGCCTTTCTGTCCAACTCGGCCACCCCGAACATGGTGGTCAAGTTTGAGCCTGGCGTCTCGGAGGAGGCTTTCAAGAAGTTCAAGGAGCGTTTGGAGTCGAATCATCGTGGGGCCCGCCAGCAGTTCAAAACCTTGTATTTGGGTGCTGGCGCCGACGTGAAAATGGTTGGCTCCAACCTCAACGAACTCAACTTCAAAGCCGTTCAAGGCGCCGGCGAAACCCGTATCGCTGCCGCCGCCGGAGTCCCCGCCTCCATCGTTGGCATCAGCGAAGGACTGGCCGGCTCCGCACTCAACGCCGGAAACTACACGGCCGCCCGCCGGCGGTTCGCTGATGGGACGATCCGGCCGTTGTGGCGGGCCGCCGCCGCAGCCCTGCAAACTCTCGTCCCACCGCCCGATGGTGGGTCTCGTCTTTGGTATGACGACCGGGATGTGTCGTTCTTGCAGGAAGATGTGCTTGACGCCGCTGAAATCCGTGGCAAAGACGCCGCCACCATGCGCACCCTCGTCGACGGCGGTTTCGACCCCACATCAGTCATTGATGCAGTCACGACCGGCGACATGAGCCGCCTCACTCACACCGGCACCCTGTCGGTGCAGTTGCAGCCCCCGGGGAACGGAGAAGCCTGATGCCGTATTTCATCACCGACGAATCCTCCGAATGCTCAGGCTGGGCCGTCGTCAAAGACGATGGCGAAGTGATCGGCTGTCACACCACCAAAGGTGATGCTGTTGATCAGATGGTCGCTGTGAGCCTGGCTGAGGGGATTGAGCCCGGTGGTGAACGCTCCACCCGGCAGGTCGAATTGGATGTGCCTGATTACATTCAGGCCGCCGCCGCTCGTGGCCTTGAGCTGCGTGCCGAAGGCTACGGCGGTGATGGGCTCGTTGAGAAAACCATTCGTGAGGCCCGCCAAATGGCGGCCGGCGAAATCAGCGAAGACAAAGTAATCCGAGCGAACGCTTGGGGTGCCCGACATGAAGTCGATTTGGATGCCTCACAGAATTCGGATTCGGATGCTGACGGATGGCCCGGTGCTGGTGCCGTCGCACATTATTTGTGGGGAATCAACCCATTGAACCCTGAACCGGCTCGAAACTGGTTCGCCCGCAAAGCCGAACAAATCAAGGCTGAACGGTCAACAGAAGCAGGTGACACACCGATGACAGAAACCGACGACATCCGATTTGACGCCCCGAAGGACAACCTGGTGCGTCACGTTGAATTCCGTGCCGACCCTTCCAGCGACGGTCTCACCCTCGAGGGATATGCGGCCGTGTTCAACGAATACACGGAAATTGATTCGTGGGAAGGCTCATTTCGTGAGCGGATCGCCCCCGGTGCCTTCAAAAAGACCCTCTCGGAACGCACCCCGATCCTCCAGTTCGATCACGGCACCCACCCGCTCATCGGGTCGCTTCCGCTCGGCGTCTTCACTTCCATCAAGGAAGACGATCACGGTCTTCGAGTCAAAGCCCGTCTTTCCGATAACTGGCTTGTGGAGCCGATCCGTGACGCCATCCGAGACGGCGCTATCACCGGCATGAGTTTCCGTTTCCGGGTGATTCGTGACCAGTGGAGCAAGGGACGTGACAAAATGGCAGAGCGCACCATCAATGAGGTAGCATTGTATGAGGCGGGCCCTGTGGTCTTCCCCGCCTACGAACAGACCACGGTTGGTGTTCGCAGCCGAGAGATTCTCACTGCGCTCAACGACCCGGAGATTCGGGTGGAGCTAGCCCGATGTCTCCTCACAGGCACCGATGTTGAGTCGGCCGCCACAGAAAAAGAAACCGCCCAGCCGGACGAGCCGCAGACGCACTCGACGAGAACCCAAGCACAACGACGAGCCATCATGGCTCTCCGCACCCTTTAGAAAGAGGAAACAATGAAGCTCGAAGAGCTCCGTTCCTCCGTTGCGGCTCTCAAGTCCGAAATCGAGACTCTTGCCGCCGCCGAGGAAATCACAGAAGAGCAGGACGCCCGCTTGTCGGCCGCCCTGGACGAGTTCGAGGCCCGCAAGGCTGAGCTCGAGGCCACCGAGGCCCGCCTCGCCCGCATTGAGGCTGCGAAGGCTGTCGTCACCGAGCGTGCCGCCGGCTTCGACTCCCCGCAGGTGATGAAGCGCACCGAGACGAGCGTTGACGTTCGTTCGGCCAGCCGTGGCGAACTTCGTGACGCCGCACTCAAGATCATTGAGACCGAAGGCCGAGACCTCGCCCCCAAGCAGCTCGACCACGTCGACCGTCTCATCAACACCCGCAACGGCAACACCGACGGCGGCAAGATCGCCAAGCGTCTCGTTCTCACCGAGAATGACGCCTACCGTTCGGCGTTCGTCAAGGGTGTCACCCAGGTCAACCCCGCTTACACGGCTGAAGAGGCTCAGGCACTCAACGAATTCCGTGCGATGAGCGAAGGAACCGACGATGCAGGTGGATACGGCGTTCCCGTTTTGATCGATCCTTCCATCATCCTTACCTCGGGTGCTGCTGACGCTCCGATCCTGAACCTTGCCCGCATCGTCACCGTCACCACCGACAACTGGAAGGGTGTCTCATCCGCTGGTGTGTCGTGGAGCTACGACAGCGAAGCCGCCGAAGTGTCCGACGACGCTCCGACGCTCGCCCAGCCCACCATCGACATCTACACGGCCCGTGGCTTCATCCCCTACTCGATCGAAGTCGGCCAGGACTACCCCGGCTTTGCTGACGAGATGCGCCGTCTCCTCGACCAGGGTTACGTCGACCTCGTCGCCAGCCAGTCGATGACGGGAGCCACCCCGGTCGGTATCTTCACGGCCCTTGACGCCAACACGAACGTCGAAGTGGTTGTCACGACCGACGGCACGTTCAGCGCTGTTGACCTCCTCAAGGTGTGGAAGTCGCTGCCGGAGCGTTACAAGGCCCGTGCATCGTGGGTCATGTCGACGAGCGTGGAGAACGAAATTCGTTCCTTCTCGGCGAACGACACCGGCGCCTACTACACGGTCAACCTGGCCGAGGGTGGCATCGGCAACCTGTTCGGACGCCCGGTCGTCACGACGGACTACGCCCCCGAGTTCACCGGCACCACCGGCGCCGCCAACATCCTCGTCGTTGGAGATTTCTCCAACTTCGTGATCGCCCAGCGTGCAGGCATGACCGTCGAACTGGTTTCGCACCTGTTCGGCACCACGAACGCCCGCCCGACGGGTCAGCGTGGATGGTTCGCCTACGCCCGCCACGGCTTCGACTCGGTCAACGACCTCGGTTTCCGCTTGCTGCAGAACACCTGATCTGACTGAGCATTTCGTCCCCACCAGCCGTTCGGGCGGTTCGGCTGGTGGGGGCACCGCCCGCACAACCGCCCACCTCTAGGAGGAACCGCCAATGAAACTGGTATACGCCAAAAACACCTGCTCAACCACAGACCCCAACACCGGGCTCATTGTTCGAATGGTGGAAGCAGAACCTTGGGCCGCCGATGATCCTTTCGTCGCATCACGCCCTGAAATGTTCTCTGACGAGCCGCAGAAGGTTCGACGCACCGCACCAGCCTCCAAGCCCGTAGAAGCCGCCACAAAGGCTCCTGGCGCCAAAAAGGCGGTGAAGCGTGAAGCCTGGTGACACCCTCTTCGGATACCTGCATCCCCACGATGTCAGCGCATCATTCCACAAATCCCTGATCAACCTTGTCGGCTGGGACATGGGGCATGATCATCGGCTGTCTGGCTGGGCATCCGTCAAATGTGCCTCTGGCGGTATTCCCGAAGGCCGAAACCAGCTCGTCGCCCAATTCCTCGCCTCCGACTGCGACTGGCTGTTCATGGTCGACGCAGACATGGGTTTCGAAGCCTGCGCCCTCGACCAACTCCTCGCCGTCGCCAACCCAGAGAGCCGCCCCATCGTCGGCGGTCTCGCCTTCGCCCAACGAGAAGCGAACGACGACGGCATGAGTGGATACCGCTGTATCCCTCGAGCCACCATCTTCGACTGGCTTGAGCACGCCGACGGTCACTACCGCTTCACTGGCCGAGCCCACTACCCCGCCAACACGCTCGTCCGATGTGCCGCTACCGGCGGTGCGTTCCTGGTGATTCATCGCACGGTGTGTGAGCAGATCAGGGAAGCCCACGGGGATCGCTGGTTTGACCGTATCCGTGGCACCGACGGCGCCATCATGGGTGAAGACATCAGTTTCTTCGCCCGCACCCAAGCCCTCGGAATCCCCTGCCACGTTCACACCGGCATCCGAACCACCCACCAAAAAAACCTGTGGCTCGGTGAAACCGACTTCCTACACTCGTTCCTGCCACCCCACGCCACACAAGAATTCGATGTCTACCTCGTCGACGAAGACGACCCCAGCGACGATTGGGCAAACACCCTCAAAGCCACAACCGGCTGGTGCGGCGACATCTTCGACAACCCAATGCTCTCCAGCCGACTCGGTCACGCCCCCTGGATTCTGATCACCGAATCCGACGCCCGTTTCCGGCCCGCCTGGTACGACCACGCCCTCCACAACGCCCGCATCTACGACCGGCCCGTCATCGGCCTCAACGACTGCGTCACACCTCGAATCGGTCGTGGCGAAGATGCCAGGTCAGTGCTGGTATCCCGCTCATGGCTCGAGGAACATGATCTAATGTCGGTGGCTGACATCGTGAAAACCGCTCAGAAAAACAATCAGTTTCTTGCCTCGCCAGCCTCCGAGGTGGCGCAGGCCCCAATGAAGTAGCGGAGAATCATGGCACTGTGCACAGTTGACGATGTCAAACAAACCCTAGGAATTGAAGACACCGTCGACGACCTCGAAATCAACGTGGCGGTCGAAGCTGCCACCGCCATGATCGAACAGTATTGCGGCCGGCAATTCACCCAAGATTCCGTCGCCAGCGCCAGAGTCTATGTCGCCACCAACTCCTACCTGGTGCAGGTCGACGACATCTCCACCACCTCCGGCCTCATCCTCGAAACCGATCCTGGTGCCGACGGCACTTTCGACCAAACTTGGACGACTGCCGACTATCAGCTCGAACCACTGAACGGCATCATCAACGGCCAAACCTGGCCCTACCACACCATCCGTGCCATCCGAAGCCTCTACTTCCCGCAGGATTACAGTCAGGCACTGATCAGGGTGACGGCCCGTTGGGGCTGGGCATCCGTACCCACAGCGGTCAAGCAGGCGGCAATCATTCAGACGATCACGGTGTTCAAGTCGCCTGACGCTCCGTTTGGTGCCACCCCATTTCAGGACACCGGCATTCTCCGGCTCCGTTCCGCACTCCACCCCACCGCCGCCGCCTTGTTGACGAACTATCGTCTCGACCCGGTTCATGTGATCTGATGGCTGCAAGCATCACCAGCGCCGCCGAAGGACTCCGAGAACAGCTCACCAGCATCATCGGCCTCCGAGTCTACGATCACATTCCCGACACAATCTCGGTGCCAATGGCAGCTGTCGCCATCGACGAAGTCACTTTCCACCGATCCTTCGCCGGTGGCGACCCCATCTACCGTTTCGTCATCACCATCGTCGTCGGCCGCAGCGAAGAACGAACCGCTCAACGCAAACTGGAAGATTTCTTGTCTTACTCTGGTGATCGTTCCGTCAGACAAGCCATTGAAGCCGATATGACCCTCGGCGACCGGGTACAAACCTGCGTTGTTGAACGAGGTGGCAACATCCAGCCGATCACCATCCAGGAAACCACCTATCTTTCCGTTGATTTCACTGTCACAGTCCACGCATAGGAGCACCAGTGACTACATACAAGATTTCCGGCAACCGCAAAGTTGCTGGCAAAAACCCCGGTGAGAACATCAGCAACGATGACCTCGCCGGATGTAATATAGATGCGCTCGTCCAGGGCGGTCATCTGTCCCCGACAACAACCAAGACCGTCAAGGTCACCAAGGAACAGGAGTAACAGCCAATGGCTCGCCTGGTTTTCACCAACCCATCCATCACAATCAACTCGGTGGATTTGACTGACCGCATCGCTCAGGTGTCAATTGACATGAGCTTCGCCGAAGTCGAGACCACCGCATTCGGCGATTCAGCCGTCACCCGTGTCGCCGGCCTCGGCGACCACTCGGTGTCACTCAGCTTCCACCAGGACTTCGCCTCCGGCGAAGTGGAAGCCACCATCTACCCGCTGCTCGGCACCACAACGGCCGTCATCGTCAAGCCGGTCAACACGACCACCAGCACCGACAACCCGTCGTACTCCTTCAACGCCCTGGTGACCGAATGGACACCTGTTTCCGGCAATGTTGGAGAGCTCCTCACCGCCGATGTCACCTGGCCCATCTCGGGTCTCGTGAACAAGACAACGAGCTGACCCGATGAAAACTTGGAGGATCACGGTCAAAAAGCAGGATGGAAATCCTGAGACTTACAACGTCACGCCACGAACCATTGTTGCGTTCGAGCGGCATTTCAAAGTCGGCCTCGCTTCAGCGTTCGCAAACGAACAGAAGATGGAACATCTTTACTGGCTCGGATGGGACGCTGAGCGAGTGGCCGGCAAAGTCGTGCCCTTGTTCGACCGTTGGCTCGAGGAAGTGGAAACGGTCGACATTGACCTAGACACCGCCCCTTTAGGCGAGACAGCCTGACGTACCTCATCGGTACGCTGGCTGTTGAAACAGGGATCGCCCCATTAGACCTGTTGGACACGCCAAACGAAATATTGGAATCCATGTTGGATTTCATGCACCGACGGGCAGAAGCCCAACGGAAGGCCAACAGGAAGAAATAAATGGCAAGAGCCAGGCGAACCGATGCGACAGTCAACGTCAAAGGGTTAGATCAGTTCCGTCGAGAACTACGCAAAATTCAACAAGAAGGTGGCCCTGACGGCATCGCCTTGCTGAAAGAAGCGAACCATCGAGTAGCGAACTACGTCATCGCCAAAGCCCAAGCCAAGGCTGCTTCTGTCGGCCCTATGCAGGTCAAAGCGGCCGCCTCAATGCGAGCAGGCAAACAGCAAGCTCGAGCCACCATCATCGGCGGCGGGGCCCGAATGCCCTATTTCTTCGGTGCAGAATTCGGTGCCTATCCTGGTGTTCAACGAACCCGAAACAACCGTCGATTCATCGGTTTCAACCAGTTTAAACGCTGGAAAAAGCCAGGTAACGGCAACACTGGATATTTCCTGTTCCCCACAATGCGTGAAGAATCACGCAAAATTATTGATATGTACGGCGACGAGCTCGACAAGATCGTTGACGTGGCGTTCCCCAACTAGGAGCTGAGATGGCTGCAACACGCAAACTGACCGTCGAAGTTCTTGGTGACGCCAAATCCGTACTCAGAGCATTCGGCCAAATCGGAGATGAATCCGGCAAAATTGCCGGGAAACTCGTTGATTTCGGCAAAAAAGCCGCAGTCGCCTTCGCCGGTCTCGCCGCCGGCGGTGTCGTCATCGGCAAACAACTCGTTGACGCCGCCTCCGACCTCAACGAAGTCACCTCTAAAACCGAGGTCATCTTTGGTGATGCCGCCGATGCGGTTTTCAAGTTCGCTGAAGGAGCCGGATCAGCATTCGGACAATCAGAACGAGCCGCCCTCGACGCCGCTAGCAACTTCGGCACGTTCGGTAAAGCGGCTGGCCTGACCGGCGAAAACCTGTCCGATTTCTCAACCGAATTGGTCGGCCTCTCATCCGATTTGGCGTCATTTGCCAACACCACACCCGAAGAAGCCGCACAGGCCCTAGGAGCGGCATTGAGGGGCGAATCCGAGCCTCTCCGTCGCTATGGAGTCCTCCTCGACGCTGCCACACTCCAACAGAAAGCGTTGGAGATGGGCATCTATGACGGCGAAGGCGCCCTCAACGCTCAACAGAAGATTCTTGCCGCCAACGCTGTCATTTTCGAGCAAACCACAGACGCCCAAGGTGACTTTGCCCGAACATCTGATGGTGTCGCTAACCAACAGCGAATTTTGGCCGCACAGTTCGAAAACGTCAAAGCCCGCCTCGGCCAAGCACTCCTCCCAGCTTTCGCCTCATTCCTAAGTTTCATCACCGACAAGGTGATCCCAGGTGTTGAGCGTTTCGTCAATATCTTCCAAGAGGAAGGTATTGGTGGGATCGTCAACCGTGTTGGCGACTATTTGCCGATTATTCAGGAAAAGTTGGCGCAGTTCGGTCAGGCTCTTGTTGATTGGATTGGCCCTCGGATCGGTCCAGCTCTCGAGAAGATCGCCGAGTTCGCTGGCAAGATCGGCAATTGGCTGATTGAGACTGGTTTGCCATTGTTGTGGGAGAAATTGCAGGAACTTGGGTCTGCACTGTTGGAATGGATTGGACCTCGTATCGGGCCGGCCGTTCGACAAATCGGCGAATGGATCGCTGCTCTCGCTCAATGGCTGATTGACGATGGTCTTCCTCTTATGGTCGACAAGCTCATTCAGTTGGGTAATGCGTTGGTCGATTGGATCAAGCCACGCATCGTGCCAGCTATTCAGGCACTCGGCGAGCTCCTCATCGCCATAACAACCTGGATTGTTACCGAAGCCGTGCCTAAGATTGCTGCGGAAGCACTCAAATTGGCTGGTGCGTTGCTCGGTTGGATTGCTGAGTTGCTACCTCGAGCGCTAGCAGGTCTCGGATCGTTCCTTCTTGATTTGATCAAAGAACTGCCAGGCTTGTTTGTCGATCTCATCAATACCGCACTTGACCTTGGTGGTCAAGTGGGCGGGGCTGTTGTTGACGGCATTGTCGACGGTATCAAAGCCCTGGTGGGCAAAGGAACGCAAGTCGCCAAGGATTTTGTCAATGCCATCATTCGGTTCGTCAACACCGAACTTATTGACGGCATCAATGACCTTCTAGAGTTCACTGTGCCCCTTCCTTTCGGCGCCAGTTTTACGGTGAACCCTCCTGATATCGGTCATATTCCTGAAATGGCTGATGGTGGCATTGTGACAGCGCCAACACTTGCCATTGTGGGTGAGGCCGGCCCCGAGGCCATTGTGCCTCTATCTAGGGATATGGATATGGGCGGTGGCACTATTGTCGTGAATGTGCAGGGTTCGGTGGTGTCAGAAAACGATTTGATTGAGACCATTCGTCGAGGTTTGGTGAACGCTCAACGTAACGGCTCACAGTTGGTCTACAGCAACCTATGAGCCTGCCCGCCACCCCGACCGTCAAAATCCGATTGGGTACCGGCCCCTCGTTCGGTAACCCGTTTCTCCTCGGTGACCCTGATAATGGTGTGCTCGGCACAAACGTCCTGGCGTCCAACGCCATTCAAGAGGTGAACATTACGAGTAATGTTCGCCGCATTTCGACTCGTCATGGCCGTGACCGGGCTTTCGAAGAATACCTACCCAGCGAAGCAGTCATCGAGTTCTACGACTTCACCGGCGACTGGAACCCAAATAACACCTCCTCGCAGTATTATCCCGAAGTCAAGCCGATGCGGCAGGTGCGAGTCAACGCCAATTATTCCGGCACCGACTACAACATTTTTGCTGGTTACATCACCTCGTGGGATTACTCGTGGCCGGACCAGTCAACCGATTTCGCCATCGTGACGATCCGTGCCACCGACGCCTTCCGACTGTTGCAGTTGGCAAACATCAACACAGTGACCGGCGCCGGGAACAAGGATTTACCTGGTGAGCGCATCAACCTGATCCTTGACGAGATTGACTGGCCGTCAGGTCAACGCCTCATTGATGATAGTGACACCGAGTTGGAGAATGATCCTGGCGGGTTCCGTTCGGCACTCTCAGCGATTCAGCTGATTGAGCAGTCCGACCTCGGTGCCTTCTACATTGACCATGACGGCAAAGCCGTCTATGTGTCTCGTCAGACGTTGTCTCAGCAGGCGGCCGGCACTGCCTACGAATTCGACGACAACGGTGTCAATATTCAATATCAGGACATTGATGTCAGTTACGACGAAACCGAGCTCGCCAACTCGGTCACGTTGACCCGATTGTCAGGCCAGCCACAGACAGCGTCCGACGCATCATCTATCGCCGAGTATTTCCTGCGGTCCTACAACCGATCTGGCCTGATGATGGAAACGAACGCTTTGGCATTGGCTCGAGCCACCCAGATTCTGAACTATCGGAAACAGCCTCGGATGCGGATCGACAGTTTCAAACTTGATCTGTCATCCGACTCGAACCGGGTGATTCCTGGTTTGACAATGGAAATTGGCGATCCTGTCGTTGTCACGAAGAACATGGCCAACGGGTCTGATCTGACCCTCCGGCTGACCATCCAAGGCCACTCGAACGACATCACCCCTGACCGCTGGATCGCCACCTATACGACCGCCTATCCGTTGTCGACGGCTTTCATTCTCGGCAGCGCCGAGTTCGGTATTCTAGGAACCAACACCCTCTAGGAGAAACCCCATGACCCTCCCCACCGACTACATTGACGGCGACGTTCTCACCGCCGCCGATGTCAACGCCATCACCACCGCTGTCAATAGCAACACCGATCTAAAGATTGCTGTCGGCACGTTCAACGCCAAAGGCGACCTCCTCGTCGGCCTCACAAACGACAGCGTAGGGGTGTTGACAGCCGGAACAAACGGTTATTTTTTGTCAGCAAATTCGAGTGCCACAGAGGGTGTCGAATGGGTGCCAGCGTCGGGGAAAGTACTGCAAATTGCTAGTGATTCAATCGCCGCAACAAGAAGCACAACAAACACCACAAACACTGACATTAGTGGTGTTTCGCTGACGTTTGTTCCTTTGTCGACTAATTCATCGTTGCTGATTGAAATGAGCACAACTGCGAGTGTTTATCAATCTTCAGGTAGTCCGAATGATCGAGCCGGTTTTGTGTCAATTCTTGATGGTTCAGATACTTTGATCGGTTTTGTCGAGGTCGGCGAATATAACGATTCCGCTGTCCCAGCCGGAGAACCATTGACCATTCCTGTTGTCGTTCGTGCATTGATTTCCAATACGACAACATCATCAAGAGTCTACAAAGGTTCATTTAGAACGATTACAGATAATACAATCTTGTTAGAAGCGTCGGGAACTCTTTTGACTGTCACGGAGTATGCGGTATGAGTTATGAACTTGCATTTTCAAAATTAGTTCCTGGTGCGAAATGGTCTTGTGCTGGTTCATTTGATCAGTATGAAAATTTCACTTGGCATGATGAGCGTCCTCAGCCCACCAAATCTGAATGTGATGCGGTCATGGCAGAGGCAATTGCCGAAAAAAATCAGGCTGTTGCCAAAGTGAAGCGTCAAAAGGCTTATCAGGCTGAAGCCGATCCGCTCTATTTTGGTTTTCAACGTGGTGAGAACACCGAACAGGAATGGTTGGACAAGGTCGCCGAAATCAGGGCCCGTTTCCCCTATCCGGCATGAAATACCCTGTTCTCCCGGTAATCATGCCGGCCGACCTGCAAGACCAACTCAACGGTCGTCTCGACCCCGCCCTTCTGCGTCCATTGAAGGGGACGAAGGGTGCCCTGCATCATGCGGCCGCCACTGCCTTCAACTGCCTTCAGCTCGAAGCCTGGTTTGAAGGCGTCGACCTGCAATCAACCTCGTCGGCTGATACCTATCGTTCCTACGAACGCCAAGAAAACACTTTCCTCAAGCGGTACAGCTCGAGCCCGACGGCCCGTATCCCGGTCGTGACCCGCACCTGGCAAGGAAAACGATGGTACCTGAAGCGAGGCTCAGCACCCTCGGCGTCACCGGGCACCAGCAACCATGGTTGGGGTCTTGCCATCGACATCGCCGGTGCCTCAGGCCAACGGTTGGCCTGGATGATGGGTCCCAACCCGTTTCTGTCCCCGGTACTCAAATACGGATTCACCTGGGAAGTGGAGTCAGGCCGAAACGCCGAATCGTGGCACATCCGTTATGTGTGCGGTGACGAACCAACCGCCGCCATCGAACTCGCCCTCCAAGCCTTCCCCGATCTGAAAGCCTGAACCATGAAAACTCTTGCCCTTCGTGCTGTCGCCACGTTCGTCTATAACGCTGGTGCAATCCTCCCCGCCGCCTCCGTTCTCGGTGGCTGGCCCGTCTGGAAAGCCGCTATCACCGCCGGTGTGGCTGCGGTGGTCGAGATGGCGGTCAAGGAATCGCAGGCGTTTTTGAAGGCATCCAAGCAGGTTCTTGAGTCTGCTGGTGAGGTGTGATGTGGCCGATTGGATTCCTGTCATCGTGGCAGTTGTCGGTGCAGGCGGCCCGGTGGTCGCACTCATCGTCCGGCTCGACCGCAAAAACGACAACCAGCACGGCGAGAACGCCCGCACCCTCGACAGGATTGAGGGAAAGGTAGACAAGGTCGACGAGCGTTTATACGATCACGTCAAAGACCACCACTAAACCTGGAGGGGTATGGCAGCGAAACGTGGGTTACTGGCCGAAATACAGGCCACACAAAAACCGAAACAATCCCGCTATTGCGGTGTTGGTTTAGCCTACGACACCCTCGGAGCCGAAGCCGACGAACTGGCGATGGCGTTGAAAGACCCGTCGATCACTGCGAAAACGATTTCGCAGGTGTTGGCCGCTCGTGGCATCCAGGTGGGGATCAGTGTGATTGTTCGGCATCGTCGTGGGGAGTGTAAGTGTGAGCCTCGCTGACGACATCGCCCGGAAGGCTGAGGATGAGCGTCGGGGTCAGGATGTTCGGGCCCGCCGAGAACTGAACCAGCTCCGAAACGACAACATCAAGCTCGAGGCCACGGTCGCTGAACTGTCACGGCTGTTGGATGTGGTGGAATCGGCTGAAGGTGCAGCGATCGACCCGCCGAAATGGCTGGCACCGACGAGGAACACCAAAGCGAAAAAGGCGACCCTGGTGGTCATGCTGTCCGACACCCATTTCGATGAGGTGGTTGAAGCCCACGAAGTTGACTACCTCAACGCCTACAGCCGACGGATCGCCGAACTGAGACTCAAAGCGTGGGCCGAGTCGGTGATCAAAATGGCCCGCCACTATCTCGCCGGCGTCACCTACGACGGCATCGTCGTCATCCTCGGAGGAGACATCTTCTCCGGCGACATCCACGAAGAACTAGCACAAACCAACGAAGACACCATCCTCGGCTCACTGTTGCATTGGTCAGAGCAGTTGGCGGCCGCCCTCGACCTCCTCGCCGAAGAATTCGGCAAAGTCCATGTCGCCTCGGTGCCTGGCAACCACGGCCGGCTCACCCGCAAACCACGAGCGAAACTGCGGTCACGAACCAACATGGATTGGTTGTTGGCGAAAATGATCGAACGCCACTACCGGCAAGACAAGCGTTTCACCTTCCAGATCGCCGAGGGTGCCGACGTTTTGGTGCGTATCTATGATTTCGGGCATTTGATCACTCATGGTGATCAGGCTCGAGGTGGGGGTGGGATCGGCGGTATCTGGCCCACCATCATGCGCCTGCGGGCCCGGAAGGCTCAGCGTCATATGGCGGTCGGACAACCGTTCGACACCCTCTGGATGGGTCATTGGCACCAGCTGATTATGACTCCTGGCCTGGTCGTCAACGGCTCCCTGAAGGGAACCGACGAGTACGCCTTCATCGGGAACTTCGGCCATGAGCCGCCTCAGCAGGCATTGGCGGTTGTGACCCCGGAGCACAACGTAACCTGGCAATGCCCGGTGTTCGTGGGGGATCGTAAAAAGGAGAAATGGTGAACGAGTCGCCTGTTTCGGCTCAAGACATGATCCCACCCCAAGTCGCTGCCCAATGGCCCGAATCCGTCCCCGTCCACGTCATCACCCTGATTGATGCGATTCGACCTGACGGCAAACACGCCCTCCACGCCATGCAGTCCGACGGCACCGCCCCCTGGGTGCTGATCGGGATGTTGCGGGCTGTCACAGCCGATTTGGAGGCCCAATGGGCCGAAGCGGCATGGGTCGTCGACGACGAAGATGACTACGAGGATGATGGCGATGAGTGACTACAAACTCGTCAAAGTCACCTGGCTCGACGCCCACGCCGTCACGAACGGTTGGGAAGCCATCGAAGAGCTCGACGACGAACCCTGCGTGGTGGAGTCGGTCGGATTCCTCATCCCTGACGTGAAGAAGGGGCACATCACGATTGCGCAGTCAATCATTGATGGGAATGACGAGTGTGATCATGTGTTGTCGATTCCGTCGAAGATGGTGACACGGTTGGAGTCGGTGTCGGCGTGGCCGTTGTTGCCTTTGGAACCTGTGCCTGAATAGAACGCTGATCAGCGATTGATCTCACCGGCCACGCTGCCGCCGGTGACGGCTTGTAGCGCCCCCCGCTCCACCTCCGGCGGGGGGCGCTCGCCGTTTACCCGATAACGGCTATTGACATTGTTCTAATAATGTCCTAAGGTACGGGTATGAAAATCAACAACCGCCACGTCGAGCCCGGCACCGAGCTCTCCATCCATGGAGAGCCAGGCCGGTTCGTGTTCAAATGGCTGACCGGCCAACACCTCACCTGCTGGGGTGGTCGCCAAGGCCACGAAAAATTCCGCACCTTCCCAGCAGACAAAGTCAAGCGGGTGCACTCGAAGCCGAAGATGCGGGGTGCCTCGTGAGCGCTGTCGCCTGCGACCGATGTGAGGCCGTCCACCCCGGCTTCTGCCCCCGATGCCGCTACCTGATGAACAACATGGCTCGCTGGCACGCTGTCGCCCTCCTCGAGCATCAACAGCACTGCACTCGCCGAGGGAACTGCGACAGCCACGTCGAGGAGCTCTACAACGAGCTTTTGAAGGAGCAGTCGTGAGCCGGCCGGTCACCGCCGAATGCGGAACCCTCAGCGCCCACAAACGCCACCAACGTCACGGTGAACCACCCTGCGACAAATGCCGAGCCGTGTTCGCTGCTTACCAACGGATGCGCTATCACACTCGGAAAACCGCTGGATAAACGTCATGTTCGTCGACAATCGTTGACGTGACCGCCCGAACTAGGAGACAATAACCTCATGCCGTCCAATCAAACCGCCTGCCGATGCCTTGCGTGCGGCCTCACATTTCTGAGGCTCACGGACTATCAGAATCCTGCAACGCATCGGTGCATCATCCGTCGCCATCCCTCAGCCCGAAACCAGCAGGTGCCGAAATGAACGCACCCACCTGGTTTGTCGAGATGCCTGTCATTTCACAGGCACCCACGCTCATGTTCAGTTTGGGAATCCTTTGGTTCTGCCGTCAATTGTGGCGGGCGATCCAATTGGAGGTTGAGGAGGCCGAGAGAAAGAGGCAACCATGAAACGACTCGTCACCATCATCGCCCTCGCCACATTGAGCACCGGCTTCGTCGCCAGTGCCAAAGCCCCCGAGAACAATCCGACCCGACCCGCAATCACCCGATACGCCACCGACCGAACCACAACCACCACCAGCACCACAACCACCACGACCGCCCCACCGCCACCGCCGTCCACCCTCCCGCCCCTCACCTTTGAACCGTTGTGCCCGAACCTGATCGGCCCCGCCCGAGCCGCCGGCTTCCCGGAACACGAACTTGAACACCTCGACTATCTCGGCTGGCGTGAGAGCCGCTGCGATATTGACCATGGCACCGGCCTGCCACGATGCGCCCACAACGCCGACGATCCAGGCCACGGAAAATACAAAGGTAGTTGGGGCGCCTGGCAAATCAACCAGAGTTGGACGGTCAGGAACCGATGGAACCCCGACCCGGCTGGTTACCTTGGCGCCCTCGGCATCGTCAACGAAACCCTCGATCTGTGCGATTGGAACCTGAATGCCAAGGCAGCGAAAGCACTTTACGATTACAGCCTTGATCGCCACGGCTACGACAAGCGCTGGTGGCAATGGAAGGTGTGACACACCCCTTCGCCATACTCTGACCCAACCCAACCAGAAAAGGAAACCGCCCATGACAGACTTCAACCGAGACCGCTGGGGACGCCCACTCATCCTCCCCCTAGACGGCGGCAAACCCGTCGCCTACACCCGATTCTCCTCCCACGGCCAATGCCTCGAAGACAGGTTCGGCCTCGAAAAATGGAAGATCAGAACAGCCGGCAAAGGCTTATCCCTACGAAGCGACCTGTACGCTCAGGTTGCTGCGTGCCCGCCCGACGATTCCCGCCGCCTTGACTCCCTCATGGAGGCCGCCCTCGAGGCCGGCGGGTCGTCGGTCGGAGCCGGACTCGGCACCGCCCTCCACGAATTCACCCAAAACTACGACCTGGGAATCTCCACTCTCGACAACATCCCCGAACCGTGGCGCTATGACGTAGAAATCTACGCCAAAACCCTCGAACAACACGGCCTCACCGTCGACCACGAGCTCATTGAAGTAGCGCTCGTCAACGACGACCTCATGCTTGCCGGCACCGCCGACAGGTTCTACGAACGAGAAGACGGCACCCTCGTCTGCGCCGACATCAAAACCGGCAAACAGATCGGCAACAACCCGCTCGCCTATATCGTCCAATTGGCCGCCTACGCCAACTCCATGCGCTACCACATCGAAACAGGTGTGAGAGAAACCGTCGGCCCGGTTGATCTTGACTACGGGCTCCTCGTCCATCTGCCGTCAGGCCGAGCCGAATGCACCCTCTATCAAGTCGACCTCAGGGAAGGTTTGGAGATTGCTCGTTTGGCGTCAAATGTAAGAACAATGCAGAAGCGTCGTGGGTTAGTGTCCCCGGTTGAGCCGATGGACGGCACACCTGTGGCTCAGGTCGCCGGATCAGTCTCTCACTCCCCCTTGAAGACTGATCCGGCACCCACACAGCGTGAATGGCTGGAAATGCGAATCAACATCATTCGCAACCACGAACAAGCCTTCGAATCGCTCCGCACCCTCTGGCCGGCCGACATCGCCACCTTCAAACAATCCGACACCCACACCGAAATCGAATACGAAACCATCAGCCGGCTCCTCGACAACATCGAAGCCCTGTTCGGTCTCCCCTTCGGTGAGCCTGAGCCGAAAGCCGAAGTAAAGCAGCCTGAGCCGGAAGTCAAGGAAACATCGGCGAAGCCGTTGATTGACGAAGGCCCGGAAGCCGACGCCACCAACATCAGTGACCTGCGCCGAATCCTCGCCGAACTTCCTGAGGAGCGGAAGTCTTGGATTCAGGCGCAAACGAAGCGTGCGAACTCGGCCGGGCACAGCATCAGCTTGAAAGCCCTCCCAAGCCTGCGCCGCTATCACATCGCCCAATTCCTCGTCGCCGCCTCCGAATTCGGAGACGACGACATCCTGCGTGCCGTGCTCAGCCATTTCACGACTCAGCCCCTAGACACAGCCAAGGCAATCGGGTACGTTCTCGGAACTATGCCAACTGCCGATCTTGCAGCTCGAGCCGCAGCACTCACACTCGCCATCAACGCCGGAGACATCACCTTCGGCTACGACGACGACGGGACACCGATCCTCACCGGGCCGGTCGACCGCTACCTACCCAACCCAACCTGACCTGAAGGAGGCCAGAAATGTCCATCTGGGACGACCCATCAATCCGAACCGGCGGCGACTACGTCCGATTTGAAAACCCCGGCGACAACGTCAACGGAACCGTCACATACGTCGGAATCCACACCTTCGAAGATGGCAAACGAGCCGCCAAACTCGTCATCAGCACCACCGACGGAGAAATGACCCTCACCGCCGGCCAAGTCCAGTTGGCATCCAAGCTCGCTGAGGCCCGACCCGAAGTTGGCGACATCGTCGACATCACCTACACCCGCTCCGAAAAGCGAGCAGGAGGCAAAACCCTCAAGCACTTCTCCGTCGAGGTGAAGAAGGGTGCCCCGAAGTCTGCCGACGACTTCTAAAGTCGGCATCGTCCGGCGCCTGGTAGCACACCCTCCACACCAACCCTGGGTGGCGACGTTCGAATCGTCGGCCGGACACCATGAAAAAAGCAGACCTCCAAGCCATCCGAAACGTATTCCGTTACGTCTCCACCGCCGACCCCGCCATTCAGGCTGAGGTGCTTCGGCTTGACGCTCTCCTCGCCGCCCAACTACAACCCAAGGAGAAAAAAACCCATGAGTGACAGTGAAATCGGCTATTGGCAAGCCGTCGTCGACGACCAGCGGGTCGCTAACGAACGCACCAGTGAAGCGCTTGCCGAAGCCCGCACCGAACTAGCACAACTCCGACACATCGTCGCCGTTGTCGCCCTCCACATCCAACAAATCAAAGAAAACGACATCCGAATGCACGACACCTTCGTCGAAGCGAAACGCCTGATCAACGAATATTTGGAGAGCAAAACACCATGATGCTTATCATCGTCATCCTCGGCCTCTCCAACCTGATCGCCATCGGGCTCTACCACCGACAACGTGAAGAGGTTGCCCGAATGCGACGAATGTTCCGCATCACCCGTTTCCCCGAAACCCGAGCGAACCAATGAGCCTCATCCTCGCCCTGTTCGGCGGCCTCACCGTCGGGTTCCTCCTTGGATCGCTCGGCGCCACCGTCGCCCACCTTCGCAAAGAAATCGCCGACGCAGAACTCAACGGCCACCGCCGATAATGTTCTTCGGCAAAGACGCCTCAGGATACAAATTCGTTCACCTGTACGGTGGGCCGCTGGACGGCAAAATCGTGCCGATACAGCTCGACGGGTTCTCCATGACCGTCACCATCGGCGTCAACACCCCCGAAGACATTGAAGACGGCTTCGGCGACCCCAACCAGCCCACACGGCTCGAGACATTGACCTACGAGCCACACACCGCCGAAGATGTCATCAACCACATTTGGCGTCTGTCGGAACCAACCATCAAGGAACCGCCACATGACCCACCCCAAAATTGACTTAGGAGGCAACGACAGCACCCCCGAAGGCTGGCTCTCCGTTGACATCCTCCCCACCGCCGACATCGTCTGCGACATCACACAAGGACTTCCGTTCGACACCGAAAGTGTTGCTGCGGTCCGAGCGTTCGACTTCCTCGAGCACATCCCGCACTGCCGAAACTCAATGTGCAGCCACCAACCCTGCGCCTGCACCGTTGGCCTGATGAACGACATTCACCGAGTATTGATCCCCGGCGGGTATTTCTACTCAATGACCCCATCGACGGCCGGCCGAGGAGCATTCCAAGACCCCACCCACTGCTCGTTTTGGAACGCCAACTCATTTTGGTATTACATGAAAGAACAACAAGCCCGATTCGTGCCAGGGATTACCGCCCGATTCAACGGTCATGTTTATGAGGCATACCCGTCAGCGTGGCATCGTCAACACCACATCCCGTACGTCTACGCCAATCTCACGAAAGCCTGAGGAGGAACCGCCACATGAAAAACGAATGGATCAAACAAGCCGCCTGCCGAGGTCTTGACCCCAACTTCTTCGTGCCCGAACGCTACGACGTGAAAACCACCAAAGAAGCCAAAAAGATTTGTGAGACCTGCCCCGTCAAAAACGACTGCCGAGAATACGGGCTCAACATCCACCGATTCATTGACCTCGACGGCATCTTCGGTGGCCTCACCAAAATTGAACGCCTGCGTATCCTCCGAAAGGAGAATCTGCCTCGACGCCGGCAATCACCGATGAAAGACATCAAATTTCGACCCGTCGACATGAAACCCTGCGGAACCACCGCCGCCTACGCCCGCCACCTTCGCAACAACGAAACACCCTGCCCGGCCTGCAAACAAGCTCACGCCCTCTGGCAGTGGGATTACCGCAAACGGCATCCTCGGAAGTCACGAGCCCGACAGGTCGCCTAATCTGGGTTGATGGTGAATCCGCAGAAACGTAAAGGGGATGCAGCAGAACGTGAACTCGCACATAAACTCCACAACCTTCTGGGCTTGCCAGTCCGGCGCAAACTCGGAGCAGGACGCACCGACGACACCGGCGACCTGGACGGACTTCCCAACTGCACTGCTCAAGCCAAAAACTATGCCGACGTTCTCCGAGCGATCCGTGAAGGACTTCCCGCCGTGGAGGTTCAGAGGAATAACGCCGGAACAACTCACAGCGTTCTGTTCATCCGTCGAAGGGGCGGCGAATGGATCGCCGTCCAATCTTTAGAAGCCTGGTCAACAATGTTTAGGGAAACCTTTGATTGACCTCATCCTGACCGCCGTCTGCGTGGTCTACAGTCTCATCCTTATCGCCGCACTCGGAGGTGCCACCAGTGACCGAAACCGCCCACAACCCTGACCCCACACTCAACGAAGCATTACAACTCGCCGCCCATGGCCTCCACATCCTCCCGATCAAACCCGGCCATAAACGGCCACCCATGACCGCCTGGCAAACCCACGCCACCACCAACCCCGACACCATCACCAACTGGTACACCGGCCTCTACCGAGACCACGGCATCGGCATCGCCACCGGCCACAACGGCCTCTTCGTCATCGACATCGACGAACACCACCCCGAAGCCTCCGGCAACGACACCCTCGCCCAACTTACCGCCCAACACGGCCCACTCCCCGACACCTGGCAAGTCGCCACCGGCTCCGGCGGCACCCACCTCTACTACCGAGCCCCACACCCGATCAGCAACGACGCCGGCCGCAGACTCGGCCCCGGCATAGACATCCGAGGCACCGGCGGCCAAGTATTGGCCCCACCCACACTCCACCCCAACGGCCATCCCTATACCTGGATCATCGACCACCACCCCGACGACCTCCCCCTCGCCGACGCCCCCCAATGGCTCCTTGATCTCCTCACCGCACAACCCGCCACCACACCCAGCCCCACACCACGACGAAATGATTTCTGGGACGAGCTCGACGACTCGCCAGCCGCCAACTACAACAACACCCACACCTGGCCCGAACTGCTCACCGCCGACGGCTGGCAACACGACCACACCGACCGCACCGGCGAACAACACTGGACACGACCCGGCAAAAACACCGGCACCAGCGCCACCATCGGCCACCAAGGCCGAGACGCCCTCACCGTCTTCACATCCAGCCTCCCATGGCTCCCAGAAGGCACCTATTCACGTTTCGGCTATTACGCCTGCCGACACCACAACGGCGACCGCAGCGAAGCCGCTCGAGCCATCCGCAACGAAACCCGCAACACCATCACCCCACCGCCAGTTAGCGAAAACGCTCACGACGACTGGCCCGAACCCACCCCACTCAACACCCCCACCAGCATCCCCGAATTCCCCACCCACACCCTCCCAACCTGGATCACCAACTACACCCAACAAATTGCCGACAACCTCCAAGTCGCCAACGACCTCCCCAACACCCTCGCCCTCGGCGCCCTCTCCGTCTGCGCCCTCGGAAACACCCGCATCCACTACCGACGCAACAACTGGACACAACCACTCAACATCTACGCCTCCGTCGCCCTCCCACCCTCCGCAGGTAAATCACCCGCCAAAGCCGCCATGTTCGCACCCCTCGAACAACTCGAAATCCGACGCCTCCAACAAGCCCAACAAAACAAACACCACAACGAATCAACCCGCCGCATCCTCGACAAACGCCTCCGAGACCTCGAAGAAAAACTCGCCAAAATCCCACCCGGCAGCGACGAAGCCCTCGTCACCCAACACCTCCTCAACGACACCATCAACGACCTCGCCGAACACGCCCACACACCCTCAGGACGCCTCCTCGCCGACGACGCCACCACCGAAGCCCTCGGCGTTGCCCTCGCCGAAGCAGGAGGCAACATCGCCGTCATCAGCTCAGAAGGCGGCATCTTCGACCGCATGGCCGGCCTCTACAGCGAAGGCCAAATCAACCTTGACCTATACCTCGAAGCCTGGTCAGGCGGCAGATACGTCGTCGACCGCATCAAACGAGACCCCATCAACATCCCCAGCGCCAATCTCGTCGTCATCACCACCATCCAACCCCACACACTCAACGAAATCGGCGCCCGCAAAGCCTTCGCCGGACGTGGCCTCACCGCCCGATTCCTCCTCTGCCAACCCGCCAGCAACGTCGGCACCAGAGACCGCCTCCGACACTCCAACACCGACCCCCACGCCCAAACCAGCTACGAAGCCCACCTCACCGACATCGCCGACAACCACCACGGAAAAACCCGCAACCTCACCCTTCATCCCGAAGCCGACGAAACCTTCGCCCACTGGGACCAGGAACTTGAGAACCGCTGCGGGCCCGGCCACGACCTCGAACACTTGAACGAATGGGTCGGCAAACTCCGAGCCAACATTATCCGCATCGCCGGCCTCCTCCACCTCTCCAACCACCAACCCGGCGACGAAGTCGGCGCCCACACCATCCGAGACGCCATCAGCCTCGGCAACTACTATCTCGCCCACATGATCGCCATCTCAGACCAATGGGGAATCGACGAGAACATCGTCCAGGCCCGCCAAATCCTTGATTGGGCGATCCGCACCAACCACACCCAATTCACCATCCGAGACGCCATGCGAGCTAACCGAAGGCGCTTCCCAGACCTCGACGCCATCCGAGGCCCACTGACCGTACTTGTGGAAAACGGATGGGTTCGGCCTGTGGATAACTTCCCGATCAGCTTCACGCCCACCCGAGGCAAACCATCACCGCTGTTGGAAGTTCATCCACAAACTGCCCAAAAACTTGCTAAACAGTGTGAAGTTGTCGGTCATGTCGGTCATGTCGCCATAAGGGGGGAAATAGATCACTCTCTCTCTATAAGTAAAGAACCCTCCCCGCCCCCCACCCCCGGTGACATGACCGACATGA